GATCGGGTCATCACTGAAATTCAAACTGGGCGTTCTTTGCGTCAAGTATGCAAAGATGATGGAATGCCGGACTTTAGAACGGTTCAGCGTTGGATAGTCTCTGACACCCAGTTTGCCGTCAAGTACGCGCGCGCACGCATGGCTCAGGCCGATACTTTGTTTGATCGCATGGAAGAAGTAGAGGAGCAAGTCAGCGCAGGAACAATGGATTCACATGCTGCCAGGGTTGTACTTGATTCAATGCGTTGGAGAGCAAGCAAGCTCGCGCCGAAAGTCTACGGTGATAGGTTAGATGTGTCCGTCACCGACAATCGCATTAGCATCACCGGAGCATTGCAGGCAGCGCAATCGCGCCTGCTAGATGTTACTGACGCTGTGCCGCGCATTGCGTATGCAGAAAACGCAGATAAAACCGAGGGGGCGGGTAGGGCCGAGGGGCAATAGGCCACGGTGACGGATCATCCACAAACATTTTATTTTTATTTTTTCTAATTTATTAATATGCAAACCACAATATACAAACCCGAAGATGAGCAAGAGTTAATGGCATTACTTTGGAGTAATAAGTTAAAAGATAATCCACTGGCGTTTGTGAAGTATGTATTTCCGTGGGGTGTTAAGGGTACGCCATTAGAGCATTTTAATGGCCCAAGAAAGTGGCAGAGGGAGATACTGCAAGATATTACGGATCACATTGCTGAGAATAAAATTATTGGGGAATTTAAATCTAACCCAACTTCTAACCAAGTTTCTAACCAAGAAATAATGTACAAAGTATTGCAAGAAGCAATATCAAGTGGACGGGGTATTGGTAAATCGGCATTAGTTTCATGGTTAACTATATGGATGTTGTCTACACGGATTGGTTCAACAACAATAATAAGTGCCAACTCAGAGAATCAGTTGAGGTCAATTACTTGGGCGGAGATAACCAAGTGGTTGGCGATGAGTTTGAACAGTCATTGGTTTGAAGTGAGTGCAACGCGCTTGGCACCTGCAAAGTGGTTGACTGAGTTGGTTGAGACGGATTTGAAGAAGGGGACAAGGTATTGGGGTGTGGAGGGGAGGTTGTGGTCGGCTGAGAATCCGGATGCGTATGCGGGGGTGCATAATTTTGATGGGGTGTTGGTGATTTTTGATGAGGCAAGTGGTATTGATGATTCGATATGGTCGGTCACTGGTGGATTTTTTACGGAGAACACGCCGAATAGGTTTTGGATGGCGTTCAGTAACCCAAGGAGGAACACGGGGTATTTTTACGAATGTTTTAACAGTAAGCGGGATTTTTGGAAAACGAAGGTGGTGGATGCGCGGACGGTGGAGGGCACGGACAAGGCGGTGTATGAGAGGATTATTCAGGAGTATGGTTCTGACAGTTCACAGGCGCATGTGGAGGTGTATGGGATGTTTCCGTCAGAGGGGGATGACCAGTTTATACCGGCTGATGTTGTGGATGAGGCAATGAAGCGGGAGAAGTACAAGGATCAGACTGCGCCGATTATTATTGGTGTGGACCCTGCGCGGTTTGGCGCGGATGCAACGGTGATTGCGGTGAGGCAGGGGCGGGATATTGTGAGGATTGACCGGCACAGGGGGGATGATACGATGACGGTGGTGGGGCATATTATTGAGGCGATTGAGGAATTTAAGCCTGCGTTGGTGGTAATTGATGAGGGGGGACTGGGTGCGGGAATTGTGGACAGGTTGAAGGAGCAAAGGTATAAGATCAAGGGTGTGAACTTTGGCAACAAGTCAGCTAACCCTATCATGTATGGCAACAAAAGGGCTGAGATGTGGGGCAAGATGAAGGACTGGTTAAGGACGGCCAGCATCCCTAAAGACAGGTTCTTGAAAACTGATTTAATTTCGCCTATGATGAAGCCTGATTCACGTGGAACAATATTTTTGGAGTCCAAAAAAGACATGAAAGCACGGGGGCTGGCCTCACCGGATGCAGCGGATGCGATTTGCGTGACGTTTGCTTTTCCTGTGGCGCACCGAGAGTACAATGAAAAAACACAGCGCCGTGTGTCTTCTGATCGCGGCATGGTTTCAACCAGTTGGATGGGGTCTTAACATGGCAACTAAGAAATCTGTATCTTTATCTGTCGGGCGCGGTGAGAAGTTGCCGGTATCTAAGGGTGCTGGTTTGACTGAAAAGGGGCGCGAAAAGTACAATGCGGCCACGGGTTCAAACTTGAAAGCGCCAGCGCCTAATCCAAAGACCAAAGCGGACCAAGGCCGCAAGGATTCATTTTGTTCCCGTATGGAGGGTGTGGTAAAAAACGCCAAAGGCGACGCAGAGCGTGCCAAGGCATCTCTTAAACGATGGAAGTGTTAATCATGAAATCTACTAAACCTGGACTTTACGCAAACATTCACGCAAAGCAAGAGCGCATCAAAGCTGGCTCTGGCGAGAAGATGAACAAAGTGGGCAGTAAGGCTGCGCCTACGGCCAAAGACTTTAAAGATTCTGCCAAGACGGCTAAGAAAAAATAATATGCCTCTTGTTAAATCTAAATCACCCGAGGCGTTTCGCAAGAATATAAAAGCCGAGGTGGCGGCTGGCAAGCCGGTTAAGCAGGCTGTGGCCATTGCGTATTCTGTTAAGCGCGCTGTACAATCTAAGCCTGCACCGAAAGGTAAAAATGGCTGATCCAACCGGAATGGTCGCTGCGGCTAATGTTGCTGCTGGCGGCAAACCACTGAAGTCTGACGCAGACATCCTGACCGTTGCGCGTGCAAGGTTAGACATGGCTGTCTCTGCGCTGTCCGAATCCCGTGAAGACGAAACCGATGACCTGAAGTTTTATGCAGGCTCACCCGATAACCATTGGCAGTGGCCTGCCGATGTACTGGCCACCCGTGGCGCGGTGCAAGGACAGACCATCAACGCCCGCCCATGTTTGACCATCAACAAGCTGCCCCAGCATGTGCGGCAGGTGACAAACGACCAACGGCAAAACCGCCCAGGCGCTAAAGTCATTCCTGTGGATGACAACGCCGACATCGAGGTGGCCGACATTTTCAACGGCATGATACGGCGTGCGAAAACCAAGTAAGTTATGGCGAAGGCTATATTCGCTTGTTGACTGAGTACTGCGAAGACAACAGCTTTGACCAAGACATCAAGATTGGCCGTGTTCGCAACAGTTTCAGTGTCTACATGGACCCTACGATCCAAGACCCAACGGGTGCGGATGCCAAGTATTGTTTTATTACTGAAGACCTGACTAAAGAAGAATTTGAGCGCATGTATCCTGATGCTGCGCCGATCACTACGCTCCAATCGTTGGGTGTGGGTGACCAGTCGATCAGCAATTGGCTTAATGAGGACACAATCCGCATTGCCGACTACTACTACATCGACTACGACCGCACAACGCTGAATTTGTACCCTGGCAACGCCACGGCGTTTGAGGGCACACCTGAAGACAAGCAATTAAAAGCGTTTTACGGCAAACCTCTTAAATCCCGCGAGTCTGACCGCCCAAAAGTGCGGTATTGCAAAATCAATGGGTACGAAATCCTTGAGCAACGCGAGTGGGCAGGCAAATATATCCCCGTTATTCGCATTGTTGGCAATGAATTTGAGGTGGATGGCCGTTTGTATGTGTCTGGTTTGGTCCGAAACGCCAAAGATGCCCAAAGGATGTACAACTATTGGGTATCCCAAGAAGCCGAGATGCTGGCTTTAGCGCCAAAAGCCCCATTTATTGGTTATGGCGGCCAATTTGAAGGCTACGAAGACAAGTGGAAGACCGCTAACACCAACAATTGGCCCTACCTTGAGGTCAATCCAGACGTTACAGACGGCCAAGGCAGTGTTTTGCCACTACCACAGCGTGCCCAACCTCCAATGGCTTCCAGCGGGTTGTTGCAAGCTAAAGCTGGCGCATCTGAGGACATTAAGTCCACCACTGGCCAATATAACGCCAGTTTGGGCATGGGTTCCAACGAACGGTCAGGCAAAGCCATCCTTGCGCGTCAGCGTGAGGGCGATGTAG